GTGAGGCGCGCCGCAAATAGGCGGCGCTTTCTGCTGCTGAAAGGGAGCGACGAAATGGATTCAGAGCTGTCCGACATCCTTGATGTTCCCTGGGAGCGCGAAGGCGCAATGCTGGACGAGCTTCGGAAAGACGGGATCGTTGACGAGACCGTTGAGAAGGCGTTCATCACCGCGGTGAGGCTCCTCAAGAACATCGAGGGCGAGTTTTCGCCAGAGCTGATCGAGAAGCTCGGTCGCGAGATGTACCCCGTCGTGAACAACCCGTTGAACTCGACGAAGGTTGCTTCTCCGGGTGAGTTGTCCGGTTCCGCTAGCGGGGACGAGCCGCTAGAAGCGTCAGCCACTGATGGGAAAACGTCGGGTAGTGCCTCCGGGAGCAGTCTTGAAGGTACGGGTAGCTCCCCGAAGGTTGCTGCCGACGGTGGTGCTGACGATCCAGAGGAGAACTGGGATGACGATGACGACGACGACAACAAGAAAGTGAAGAAGGCGAGAGCCTTTATCACCCGCACGCTTCGCAAAGACGCGAGCGTGAGCAAGTCCGATGACCATGTCGATGACGAAGGAGGCACGGTGGAGTTCCGGGTGCCGGTTGAGAAAGAAGACGGGACATGGGACTACACCGATGTCCCGGAGGAGAGTCATGCGTTCTTCAAGACGCTGATCGAGAAGGCCGAGAAGGCCGAGACGATCGAGAAGTCTCTGAACGAGACGCGTGATGAGCTGCGGAAGTCTCAGGACGAGCTTCGGCAGCGCGACTACATCGAGAAGGCGGATGGTTACAAGGTGCTCGCCCCGGCCGACCGGCTCGGGATGGTACTGAAGAACGCCGCTGAGACAATGGACGCGGACAGGTTCGCGGAGCTTGAGCAGGTTCTTGCTTCCGCTTCTGCTCGTGTCGAGACCGGGGATCTGTTCAAGGAGCTCGGCGCTCGCGCGCTGGAGGACGAGACCTCGATGGTCGCAAAGGGCGACGCGTGGTCGCAGATCGAGGCTCTTGCGAAGAACCTCGTGGAGAAGTCCGGCGAGCTTACGCATGAGCAGGCGATCGACCGGGTTCTCAAGACGGCGGAGGGCAAGGATCTGTACTCCCGGTACGAGCATTCGTACCTGGGTCAGGTCGCTGCTTCCACTGGTTTCGGAGGGGGGGTCTAAATGGCAGTCGAAACCAATGTCGGTCTCGACACCACGTTCCTCGCCAACACCGATCTGTCAGCCAGTCAGTTCTGCTTCGTGAAGATCACGAGCGGGTTCCTGGCTGTGGCGGCCGGTGGGACTGGGGCTCGTGTGGTGGTCGGCGTTCTTCAGGACACCCCCGTTGGAACGACCTCGGTGAACGTTCGGTCCCAGGTTCGCTACGGCGGGATCAGCAAGGTGATCGCCGGCGGTTCGTTCGCGCAGGGCGATCTGCTCTCCTCGAACACCACGGGTCAAGCCGTGAAGTACACGGGTGCTACCGGTTTCAGCACTGGTACACAGGTGCTCGGAATCGCTTACCAGGCCGGTGTTACCGGCGACACATCCTCGATCCTTCTCAGCCCGTCCGGGCTGTCTGCATAGGCACGAAAGGAGGGAAATAAATGCCTCAGCCAACTATTACCCAAGTCCATGTAAACAAGCCGCTGACGAACATCAGCACTGCTTACATGCAAGAGGGTGGAGACTACATCGCTGACAAGATCTTCCCGGTCGTGCCTGTGCAGAAGCAATCCGATCTGTACTTCCGCTACACGAAGGGTGACTGGTTCCGCGATGAAGCGCAGCAGCGCGCTCCTGGCACTGAGTCCGTCGGTTCCGGTTACAACGTGACCACGGACAGCTACCAGTGCCCGGTGTACGCACTGCACAAGATGGTGGACCCGCAGATCCGCGCGAACACGGACGACCCGCTGAACGCGGACCGTGACGCAACGATGTGGCTCACACACCGTCTGCTGCTTTCCCGCGAGATCCAGGTCGTGAACGCCGTGATGGCGACATCGACGTGGACTGGTTCCTCAACCGGCTCCGACATCACCGTGAACCCGCTGTGGTCCGCTGCGAACGCGACCCCGCTTGAGGACATCGAAACCCAGATCTGGGCGATCAAGAAGAATACGGGTCGGTTCCCGAACCGTCTGGTTCTTGGCGCGAAGGTTTGGCAGATCCTGAAGAACCTGGACGAGCTCGTTCAGCGCATCAAGTACACCCAGCGGGGTGTGGTCACGACCGAGCTACTCGCGTCGCTGATTGCTCCTCCGGGTGTGAACGGGTTCCAGGTGATCGTTGCGGCCGCAATCGAGAACACCGCCCTTGAGGGCGCGACGGACAGCTTCGCGTTCATCGCCCCCGAGAAGGACGCTCTGCTTCTCTACGCGGAGCCGCAGCCGGGGATCATGGTTCCGTCTGCCGGCTACATCTTCACGTGGACGGCTCTGCTCGGTGCTGGGGCGTTTGGTTCCCGCATCTCGCAGATCCCGATGCCGTGGATGGGGATTGGTACCGTCCGGGTTGAGGGTGAGCTTGCGTTCACCACGAAGATCGTGGGCCCCGACCTTGGTGCCTACTTCCACAACGCCGTGTCGTAGAAAGGGTTGAGATGATCGAACTGAAGTATGTTGCGCTGTCACCGATTCATATCCAGGAGATGGAATCCGAAGGGGTTCCTGTTCTGGATGAGAATGGTGATCGTGTGTTCACGGACTACAAGCCGGGCGATGAGGTGCCGGCACACACGTGGGGACAGCGGGTTGTGAGTCGGATGGTCGAGTACCGTCGTCTCCTTCCTGTCGCGGCCGATACTTCAGGTACGGTCACTCCTGCAATACCCTTCCCCGCGGGGGAGCCAGAGTTTTCATCTCCCTTGACTGGCTCTCCCGCACCCCCTCCCGTAACAAGTTACGTTGAGCCCGAAAGGGTGGAGCTCCCATCCGATGAGTTCCCGCGGTACGTGGGAGGCCCGTATTTCGAGCTGTCCGACGGGACGAGGATTAAGGGGCGGGCCGCTGCTGAGACCGCCCAGTCGCAGTTGGTTGGGGCTCTGCTCCGGAGCGGCTAGTGGCGGTCACTGCTTCCAATGTTGTTCTGAATGCCACTGGCCCCACCGCGATTGTTGCGTCCGCGGTAACCGGTTACGCCGGCCAGGTGATCGTTCGTTCGCTGACGAATACGCGCACGGTTGTGCTCGGCTCAACCGGGGCTGCAATCTGGATCGGTGGGAGCGCGACCGGGGCGACCGGTACCGGCGCGACCGGAACGATGGCTCTGGTCCCTACGTTCCCGATCACGCTCTCCCTTGGTCCGCAAGAGGGCGTCTACGGGGTTGTCGGTACCTCCGGGAACTCCAACATCAGCGTCCTTATCACCGGCGGCTAGGAGGTAGGCCGCGGTGACGGCCTTCGACCAGCACGCCAACCTAGCTCTCACCACAGTCGTAACGGCTCCGTCTCCGGCTGACACCGGAACGACGCTGGTTCTAGCGGCTGGTGGTGGGGCGCTACAGCCGACCCCGCCGTTCAACGCGACGGTGTGGCCGCCAGCGGTTGCACCGACACACCAGAACGCAGAGATCGTTCGTGTCACCGCAATGGTCGGCGACGCGATCACCGTGATGGTGAGGGCGCAGGAGGGAACGACAGCACAGCTGATCGCGGCCGGCTGGCAGTTCGCGAACTCGATCTCAGTAAAGGTGATCACTGACATTGAGAACGCGATCGGAACGATTCCGAAGGGCGCCACTGGCTCCACGGGCCCTACAGGAACTACGGGCCCCACTGGTCTGACCGGGGCTGGTGAGACGGGCCCTACTGGTGCTGACGGCCTCGATGGATTGGATGGGGCCCCGGGACATACGGGCCCAACAGGGTCCACTGGTGCGACAGGGGCCACGGGTGTCACTGGTCTGACTGGCGCAACCGGTCTCACTGGGGCAACCGGGTCTGTCGGCCCAACGGGCGCGACAGGAGCTACCGGACAAACGGGTGCTACGGGCGCGACAGGAGCGACCGGGGCTACGGGGCCGAGTGGTTCTGACGGTCTTGATGGTTTGGACGGGCACATGGGCCGCACGGGCCCCACGGGCGCAACAGGTTCTACTGGTGCGACAGGCATTACTGGCATCACGGGCCTGACCGGGCCGACTGGTTCCACTGGGCCCACCGGCGTCACGGGCCCGACCGGTCTTACGGGGGACGCTGGGCTCGACGGGCTTGAGGGACCTCAGGGCCCCACAGGGATCCGGGGTCAGACAGGCCCGACCGGGCTGACCGGGATCACCGGTATCACGGGCATCACCGGCCTCACGGGGCCGACCGGCGCGACCGGGCTTACGGGTGCGACTGGGCCGTCTGGTGATGCTGGCCTCGATGGTTTGGAAGGCCCTCCTGGCCCCACAGGCAGAGGTGCGACTGGCCCGACCGGCCCTGGTGGTGGCGCCACAGGCCCGACAGGCTCGACTGGGCCCACGGGCGCGGATGGTCTCGACGGCCTTGATGGTCCCCCGGGCCACACCGGAGCTACGGGCGCCACTGGCGCAACCGGTATCACTGGAATCACGGGGATCACCGGCGTCACGGGCCTGACAGGGCCTACGGGTGCTACAGGAGCAACGGGTGTCACTGGGCCTAGCGGTCAGGATGGTCTGGACGGGCTGGAAGGACCTGCTGGCCCCACTGGGACACGAGGTGTTACGGGCGCGACCGGCCCAACGGGTATTACCGGGATCACAGGGATCACCGGGCCCACTGGCCCCACTGGCCCGACCGGCATTACTGGCATCACTGGCCCAAGCGGCCAGGACGGTCTGGACGGACTCGATGGTTCTCCTGGTCACACCGGCCCGACCGGTGCAACCGGGGTCACTGGCGTCACTGGTATCACCGGTATTACCGGTCTCACTGGCCCCACTGGCCCGACCGGAGCCACCGGTGCGACTGGCATCACTGGTATCACCGGGCCCTCTGGCCAGGACGGTCTGGACGGACTCGAAGGGCCTCCGGGCCCGACGGGAACAAGGGGCGTCACGGGCGCAACCGGCCCGACAGGAATCACCGGTATCACCGGTCTAACGGGCCCGACCGGTGCGACCGGCCCAACAGGGATCACCGGAGTTACTGGCCCATCAGGGCAGGACGGTCTTGATGGATTGGAAGGCCCTCCCGGGCCGACCGGAGCGCGTGGCACGACCGGCCCTACTGGTGCGACAGGCGCTACCGGCGTCACTGGCATCACCGGCATCACAGGGATCACTGGTCTTACCGGGATAACAGGAGTGACCGGCTCTTCGGGTCAGGATGGTCTGGACGGTTTGGATGGTTCTCCTGGGCACACGGGTGCGACGGGAGCTACTGGCCCGACTGGAGCCACAGGAGCAACTGGCGCGACCGGCCCGACGGGAATCACGGGCATCACTGGTATTACCGGAGTGACTGGCCCGTCCGGGCAGGACGGGCTGGACGGTTTGGAAGGACCCCCTGGCCCGACTGGGGCGCGAGGGGTTACGGGCGCAACCGGGCCCACGGGGATCACCGGTATCACTGGCATCACCGGTATCACGGGCATTACAGGGATCACGGGGATCACGGGGATCACGGGCCCGTCAGGACAGGACGGCCTCGACGGTCTTGAGGGCTCTCCTGGTCCGACCGGGGCTCGGGGAGCAACCGGTGCTACGGGCCCAACAGGGGTAACGGGCATCACAGGCGTTACTGGGTTCACGGGCCCGTCAGGCCAGGATGGGCTTGACGGTCTTGAGGGGCCTCCGGGCCCAACCGGGTCAGGGGCTAAGGGCGCGACAGGGGCCACAGGGGCTACTGGCGCGACCGGAACAGGTGGTGCGTCCACGGTCAGCATCCATCAGGTCGCGCACGGGTTCACCGCTTCTGATGTCGTCCGAATCAACACCACCGGTTCCTATGTAAAGGCGCAGGCTGATTCCGTTGCTGACGCGGAAGTGGTGGGGATGGTTGTGTCGATCGTCGACGCGGATGATTTCACTCTCCAGGTGGACGGCTATGTGAGCGCCGCCGGGCTGACAGGAATGACTGGAAGCACCGTCTATTTCCTCGACCCGTCCACCGCGGGAAGGCTTACCTCTACAGAGCCGTCAACAACTGGGCAGGTGTCGAAACCTCTTCTTGTCGCTGATTCAGGCGCGTCCGGTTACCTGTTCAACTGGCGCGGCGAGAAGCTCACGAACACATCTTCGTTTCTCCCGATAAGTGATGCCTTCGGGGACGGGTCCGATGGTCCGGTGACGCTCACTCAGACTGATGCAGCCCCCGCGTGGGCGACGAAGACCGGGTCCGGGGCGTCAACTGTCTTTGCCCTCACAAGAGACGTCTATTTCACGAACCTCACGCTGGATAACTCCAACGGAAACTTTGCCCTTTCCACCCTGGGGCCGTCAGGAGCGAACACTGTTGCTTTCAGGATCTACGCAAGCGGGGCGCTCACCGTTCAATCCGGTATCACGGTACGGTCGAACGGGTTGGATGCTGTTGCCAATGCAAGAGGCGGTCAGGCTTTTAGTACCTTCGGGGGTGGCGCGGGGACGAACGGAGGGAATGGTGTAGTTGGTGCTGGCACCGGCGTTGCTGGCGGCAGCACCACGGCGAGTCTCGCTACTACGGCAACGGTCTCAGCGGAGCAAGGCGGCGCTGGTGGTGCCGCGAGCGGAGGGCCAGGCACAGGCGGGGGGACAGCAGGTGGCGGTGGCGCCTCAACTTTTCAGCAGGGGTGGCCTCACACTCTTACCCAGTTTATGAACGGTCAGTTTGCAGGGAACTCGTCCTGGCAGAGCGGGGCGGGTGGCTCGGGCGGTGATTCCACCGCCACCTCTACCAGCGGCGGCGGCGGCGCTGGTTCTCCCACTCTTTATCTCGCCGCGCTTCAACTCGTGAACAATGGTGTGCTCCAGTCCAAGGGAGGAGCGGGCGGGAACGCTTCTGGGTCGGGGACAGGAGCGGGTGGCGGCGGCGGTGGCGGTGGTGGCGCGATCGTGCTGATGTACGGCTCCTCCGGTTCGAGTGTAGGCACAACCGACGTGACCGGTGGCGCGGGAGGGACGGCACAAGGAGCGGGAAAGAACGGCGCGGATGGTCACTCGGGGCTGGTTTGGACAATGGCGCTGTGAGGATGGAGGGACAGGATCGTGGGTAACTCAGCGTTCACCGAAGCCCAGGTCGGCAGCCAAGGACCGCAGGGACTCATCGGGCATACAGGGCCTACCGGCCCAACTGGCGCTACGGGGACGACTGGGCCGACCGGGCCGACCGGCCCGACTGGACTGACCGGGCCTACAGGAACGAACGCGACTGGGCCAACTGGATCGACTGGGCCGACTGGACCGACTGGCTCAGATGGACTTGACGGGCTCGATGGTCAGAAGGGAACGACAGGCACAACCGGAGCTACAGGCCCAACTGGGGCGAAACCCGCAGGGCAGATCTGGTTGTCCGGGGCGGGTATGTGGCCGTCGAACACGTCCGGGGCGGTCGCCGCGACCTTGTTCGAGACAACCACGAACTTGCAGGATTTCCTCACGCTCGGATTCCCTGACGCAGTAACGAGTTACGCACAGGGGAACCTGCAGCTCCCCTCCGACTATGACGGCGGCACTGTCACCGCCACGTTCACGTGGACGATCGGTACAGCCGCGACCGCGATGACCGGAGCGGTGGTGTGGACGTGCCAGTTCAACCAGTACTCAACCGACCGCACCCTCGACCAAGCGTGGGGGACAGGACAGGACGCCACCGACAACTACGGTTCCGCCGCCACCGGCGCGTTCGTATCAATCTCCTCCGCGACCCCCGCGATCACCACGGGCGGTGTGACGGGGGCCGCGTCGAACTTTGCTATGTTCCGTATCTCCCGTCGTGGTGCCGCTACAGCCGACACGCAAACCACAGTGGCGCAGCTGCTTGGTGTCACGATCAACTACACCAGGGCGTAGATGGCGACGAAGCTGTTCCCTACTGCGCAGCCCGGGTTGGCGTCCGCGACGTTCACGACCGCCACGGTGCGCGTGATGAACTTCGTGCAGGGAGCAGCGGTCGCATCGCAGACGGACGCAACAGTTGCATCCTTAGTCGCTGCTGCGAACCCACAAGGAACCGGGTCGATTGCCCCCGTTCTTAGGGCGGCGGCGATCACCCTCTCCGCTGCCGGGGTGGTCGAAACCGGCGCGACGATCGGCGCGTCCCTGTTCTGGGTGTCGCTCCCGATCCAGAAAGTCACGATCTCGGGGACGGTCACCGCAAACCTTCGCGGGCTCGAATCGAACGGTCTAGCGAACTACGGGATCGGATGCAAGCTCTACAAGGTGTCTGGTGGCGCGGTCACGGCAGCGTTCGCGCAGGGATCAAGCACAACCGAGTTTTTGACGACCGAGGCGGCTTTGTCGATCGCTTTGACTCCCACCTCGACAGCGTTCGCGAACGGCGACCAGATCGGCGCACTGATCTTCTATGTCGGCGTCGGCACGAGCGCCTCGGGAAGAACAGCAACAGCGTTCTGGAACGGTGCCGCCGCCGCGACCGGGGACACGTTCTTCTCGTTCACCGAAACGATCTTGCAATGGGAACCGCGTAACTCGGCGGTGAACTTCAACGACCCCGCGTTCTTCTGATGCTTCTCAGGGGCCACAAGAAACGGCGGCCTAGGTCTGTCGCGGGCGCGCATTACCCAACTATGGAGCCATCCGTGCGGGCACGACTGCGGGCGCGCGGCATCGATCCTGAGCACAGCACAACGGCGTTCCTTCTCGCGCTCAGAACCGACGGGATCCCACACAGGCTGGCGGATAACTTGATCCGCGGCGGGATCAACAACAATGGGAACATCAGGAACGTTGATAGGCAAGTCGAGGCAGAAGAACTCGATCGGATGTTCCCGCAGGGATGGGGGAGGAAAAAGCGCGTGAGGAAGAAACGGTTCCAGCCGGGGATCCCGATGGCTGTTGTGTTAACCGATGATGAGTCGCGACGGCGTAGACTTCCTTGATGCCACCCATGACTATGTCTCTCAGCATCGCTGAGTCCTCAACCGGTCAGAACCTCACCGGTGTGATCCACCTGGTCGCGGGGCCGTCACCGAACCCGCAGAAAGGCGTCCAGTTCTTCGTTGATGATGTGAAGGTCGGGACCGTGATGGTTGCGCCCTTCCGGCAGGCAATCGACACGTCGCAATATACGGTCGGGACGCACAAGTTCAAAGCGGTTGCCGTCTACAAGACAAGGAGCAGCACTGTGTACATCTCAGCTACCTTCGCTACCTCCGGTGGTGGAGGAGGGGGCGGAACAACCGGCGCCACAGGCGGTGGAGGCGGCGGAGGAGGGGGCGGTGGTGGTGGTGGTACTTTCCCGGCGTCTTTCTTTACTG